AGCCGCCACCGCGCTGGTGGAGGCGAAGAAGAAAACCGCCCCGCTGCAACTGGCCCTGGATGCGCTGGTGGACGAGCAAACGAAGCTGCAAAAAGACAAAGCCTACTGGGATGGCTTGCAGCTTGAAAGCACCCTGCAAGCCTGGTGCGCCGACTACACCGAAAACGGCAGCGGCGAAGTGGCGACGATGGAAATCCCCGGCGAAAACCAGATCGTGCTGATCAAGCCCGGCGCACCCGCTGGCAACACCGTGGACGGCGTGCTGGTGGCGCGTGAAGTGCAAAGCCCGGAGCAGGTGTTTTTCAACGCCGCCATCTTGCCTGGCTGGCAGAAATTCAAGCCAACTTATCGCAGCGGAGTGATCACAGCGCTCAATACCGGCAACAACACCGCGAGTGTGACGCTGGACGCGGCGCAGTCATCGGCGGCAGGGCTGGACATCAACAAAGTGACCACGCTGGCGAATGTGCCCGTGGTGTACATGACCTGCCACGCCTCGGCATTTGCAGTGGGCGACAGGTGCGTGGTGCGGTTCAACGGCATGGACTGGGAGCAGCCGCAGGTAGTGGGGTTTGTTGACAACCCGAAGCCGTGCGACGACTATTTTTATATGCCAATCCGGTTTGAATCCGATCCACTGGTTGATGCCGGGTATTTGCCTAGTCCTTGGGTGTACCTCTTAATGCACGAAAGTGGGACCATATACGGTGTGAACAATGGTGGTGCAGCAACGCTGCAACAGACGACGCGCCGTTTGTATGTGAGCAGGCCGTTTGGCGTTACGCCAATGCCGGGAAAAATCACGCTCCAGGAATGGGCCGATACCGGGTGCGCTGGAAACTCGCGCGCAACAGATTTTGACAAGACAACCTACGCATGGGCAAATGGGCGTTTCACCAAGTCTGTTTTGATTTCCGCGCCTTATGCCACCAATGTGACATTGCCGCAAAATCCGCCCCCAGCAACCGACCCAAATTCTAGGACCGGCACGGTGATTGCCGATGTGACCGCCAACGCAGAGTTGGTTTTGGGATCGAAACCACAGCCTGACGTGCAAGTCATCACTGATTTTGCAGAGTATGAAGCTTTCGCCAGAACTGAGTTTGCTGGTGTTCCATCCAAGCTCTACATGACAGAGTTAGAAAAAAACTACGAGTTGATTTTTGACGGATACGGCAGCAAAGGTACTCGCCCTGGCACAACGAACCCAGACGGCACGCCGTTTCGCATGATCAACAGCGCAGTCCGCTACATCAAGCGCCGCGTGTAATCCGTGCAGCCGTTTTGAAGGCTTTGCACGCGCCCCGCGCCATGCTTGCCGCATGGCATTCACCCCCCAAGACCTCGCGGCGATTGATTCCGCCATCGCCAGCGGCGAACTGACCGTGCGCACGGCGGACGGCAAGCTCGTCACGCTGCGCAGCATGGCCGAGCTGTTGCAGGCGCGCGCCGTCATCACGGCATCGCTGGCCGCAGCCAGCACCACGCCACGCCCTTACCCGCGCCACCAGCTGGCCGACTTCTCGGACTGACGCCATGGGCAATTTTGTAGACGGCCTGGTGGCCTACTTTTCCCCCCGTGCCGCGCTGCAACGTGCCCATGCGCGCAAGGTGCTCAGTTACTACGAGGCGGCCAAGCCCGGCACGTTGCGCAAAGGCCGGCGCGAAACCGGCAGCGGCAATGACGCCATCTTGCGCGCCGGGGCCACGCTGCGCCAAACGGCCCGGCACCTGGAACAAAACTACGACCTGGCGCTGGGTGTGCTCAATACCCTTGTGGCCAATGTCGTGGGGCCGCAGGGCATCGGCATTGAGCCTCAACCGCGCAAGGCAGACGGCACGATTGACGATGTGTTGGCTCGGCAGATTCTCGATCTTTGGAAAGACTGGTGCCGCGCCCCTGAGGTGACCAAGCAGCACGACTGGCCCAGCGCCCAGCGCCTGCTGTGCCGCAGCTGGCTGCGCGATGGCGAGGTGTTCGGGCAATTGGTGTCCGGGCAAATCCCATCCCTGCAGCATGGCACCCGCGTGCCGTTTTCGATTGAGTTGCTCGAGGCCGATTTCGTGCCCATGGAAATGCAGGCCACAGCCCCGGCGCAGGTAGTGCAAGGCATCGAGATCAACGCCTGGGGCGCGCCCACCGGCTACCACGTTTACAAAGCCAACCCGCTCGAATCAGGCTCCCTGCTGACCGGCGCAGGCCAGACCAAGCGCGTACCGGCAGAGCGCATGTTGCACCTCAAAAACACCCACCGCATCCGGCAATTGCGCGGTGTTAGCGTGTTTGCATCGGTGCTGAACCGCTTTGACGACCTCAAAGACTACGAAGAGAGCGAGCGCATCGCCGCCAAGATCGCGGCATCGATGGCGGCCTACATCAAAAAAGGCTCGCCAGATTTGTACGCGGAGAACCCCGATGCCACCCCGCGCAGCATGAAGTTCCGCCCCGGCATGGTGTTTGACGACCTGGCGCCGGGTGAAGAGATCGGGATGATTGACACCAACCGCCCGAACCCGAATCTTGAGACGTACCGCTCAGGTCAATTGAAGGCCATTGCAGCCGGTGCAGGCCCCACGTTCTCCAGCATTGCCCGCACATATGACGGCACCTACAGCGCCCAGCGCCAGGAGCTGGTGGAGGGCTACGCCATCTATGCCACGCTGGCGAACGAGTTCATCGGGCGAATTGTGCGGCCCGTGTACGAGCAGTTCATCGCCGCCGCCGTGGCATCTGGCACCTTGCGCGTGCCCGCTGGCATTGCGCCAGAGACGCTGGACGACGCCACCTACATGCCCCCAGCGATGCCGTGGATTGACCCGCGCAAAGAAGCCGAGGCCTGGGGCATGCTGGAAGACCGCGCCTACGCCAGCGGCCCCGAGATCATCCGCAAGCGTGGCGGCAACCCCATCGACGTACTGGAACAACAGGCCCGCTGGCTGCGCGAAAAGGACGCCAATAGCATCCCGCACAACGCGGCCATGCCGGATACGGGTACGCCAGACGACGCCGAAGAATCGACGCTGATCGCGGCGCAAGTGGCGGCCCTGCAGCGCGAACCAAAAGACACATCAGACCTTGACCGCCAGCGCCTGGCCCTGACCGAGCGCATTGTCAAATCGCTGTCGTTTGCTGGCGATGCGCAATAACGACCTCGACCTGATCGCGCTGCTGACCCAAGGCCAGCACGACCTGCGCGCGCGCTTCGAGACGCTGGCGCGCCAGCCCGGACCGCAAGGCGAGCAGGGCGCAGACGGCAAAGACGGGCGTGATGGCCGCGACGGCATCGACGGACAGGACGGGCGCCACGGCATTGATGGTGCCCCAGGTGTTGACGGCAAAGACGGACGCAACGGACAAGACGGTGCGCCCGGAGCGCAGGGCGAAGCCGGCCCCCAAGGCGCGCCAGGCCCGCGCGGCGCAAAGGGCGGCAAAGGCGACAAAGGCGACACCGGCCCCATGCCAGACCACGAATGGCAGGGCACCAAGCTGCGCTTTGAAAAGCCCGGTGGAAAGTGGGGCGAGCTGGTGGATTTGCGCGGCCCCAAGGGTGCGCGCGGCGACCGTGGCCCTGGTGGCATGGGCGGCGCCGGCGGCGCTGCTGGTGCGGTGCCGCCGTTTGACATTGCAGGCCTGCCCGCCGCCACATCCGCCGTGCCTGCGGAGTTCCTGGTGCAACAGAGCGGGCAATGGGCGCGCGCCAGCTACGCACAGATGCAAGCGTGGTTCCCGAGCGGCCCGCCAGTCGGCTCTGTCACGGTGGACGGCGAGCCCGTGATGGTGAATGGCGAATATGTGAAGGTGACTTGAAAAATGGAACACGTAAAAATCCCTGCAGGTGAAATTCACGCGCCCCACAACTGGCGCGCTGCCAATGCCGCAGCACGCGCGGCCATCGCCGTGTCGGCCGAGGACGTGGGCAAATACTGCTGGCAGCAAGACGACAACAGCGAATGGATGCTGGTGTCTGCAGACCCCGCGCAGTGGGTGCAGCGCGGCGACATGCTGGCGTCCCGCTATGACGCCGACGGTGACGGAAAAGTATGGGCCGCAGTGGCCGCAGATACGGCGCCGTGGGCCGGTGTTACGGGCAAGCCTGCAGACTACCCGCCGTCCGCCCATGGCCACGCCATCGCAGATGTCGCTGGCCTGCAGCCAGCCCTGGATGCCAAAGAAGCCGCCGGCGCTGCCGCCGCCGCAGTCTCTGCGCACGTCGCGCTGGCAGACCCGCACACGCAGTACACCACCGCCGCCGAGGCAGCAGCCGCCGCCCCGGTGCAGAGTGTTGCAGGTAAGACTGGTGTAGTTATTCTTGAGAAATCGGATGTTGGGCTTGGTAGCGTGGATAACACCGCCGATGTAGATAAGCCTGTCAGTACGGCTACGCAGACTGCGCTGAATACCAAGCAACCGCTGGATGCTGACCTAACGGCCATTGCTGCACTTGCTGGTACGACTGGTTTGCTGAAGAAGACCGCTGAGGATACTTGGACGCTGGATACCGCGACCTATGGCGATGTGACATTGACGGGTGCGCAGACGCTCACCAACAAGACGTTGACCTCCCCCATATTCAACGACGGCTACACGGAAGAGGTTTTCGCCGTCACCGGCACCGAACCCGACTTGTCGCCCGCGAACGGCAGCATCCAGACATGGACTTTGACTGGCAACTCCACGCCCACGGCAGATACATGGGGCAGTGGGCAGAGCATGACGCTGATGATTGACGATGGCACTGCATACACGATCACTTGGACTTCGGTGGCCGTGACGTGGAAAACAGATGGCGGCTCTGCACCGACCCTCAACACCAGTGGCTACACAGCAATCCAGTTGTGGAAAGTCGGCACGACGATCTACGGTGCTCGTGTTGGAGATGCGTGATGAAAGTGATTTATGAAATAAGGAGCGAATATGTTGGCTGATAAGTTGAGGGCTGCTTCTCTGTCTGCATTACCGCTGCCTGAGTTTGTGTCGAGCAGTGTTAATATAGTTAGCACTAGCAACACCAATACCGTCACAGCACCCGCAGGAATACAAGACGGTGATTTTCTGATTGCTTTCGGTAGCGCTGACTCTTCCGGCCGAGTAATTTCAAGCTACCCAGCCGGCTTCGTAGAGACATCAGCAGTTCAAACACCAATATCCATCTTTGTCGCCTGCAAGGTTGCCGGCGCAGAGTCTGGCAACTATACGTTCACATGGTCGGGGTCATCTAATAGCACCATCGCCATTTTGGTGTGCCGAAACGCCACAAGAGTTAAGACGGTAGGCTCCTACGTTGCCGGCAACGCTGCAACTTTTGCAGCCCCTTCCATCACACCAAGCTATCGGGGTGTGCTGTTTGCAGCCTATGCGTTTAAGAGTGCAGGAACCGTAAGTTCCGCTCCCATCGGAATGACGCAGCGCGTTTACCACAACTCGTCAGCACCTTCGCTAGTTGTTTATGAATTGAGTCCACAAGAGTCCGCAGCTACTGGAGACAAGACAATCACTTGGAGCAGTTCAACTTCCGGCAGCGGAATTCTTTTCCAAATCACCAACGAACCCACCGTTGCGCCTGTGTTTGTGGCGAGTGCGAGTACGCAGAATGGTTCTTCCGCAACAACACTGACGATAAATAAGCCGACAGGGACAGTTGAAGGCGATTTGATGGTAGCGGTGATGGCTACCGACGGGTCGATCACTGGGTGGAGCGGTGATTTAGATTGGGTTGAGTTGGCAGACCAAGGGTCATCAACCCCTTCTCTGCGAGTTGCTTATAAAGTGGCAGGACCAGCAGAACCCAGCAACTACACATTCACTGCATCTTCGGGAAAAATTCTCAGTGGCACCATCCTCACCTATCGTTACGCCGCATACGACACCATCGGCAGTTTCACCACCGGCACCAACCCGCTGATCCTGCCAAGCATCAGCCCAAGCGAAAGCCAGTCAATCCTCATTGCAGCCGGGGCAAGGGGCGCGGCATCAATCACCCTCGGCACCCCCACCAGCATGACAGCGCGTGTTACTGATGCCGATGGCACATCACCAAGCTACATCGTCTGCGACCAGACTGTAGCCAAAGGCCCGACAGGAACTCGGTCGATGAGTACAGGCTCAACGACAAACGTCGCAGGCATCCTGCTCTCCATCAAACCAACCCGTTCCTTGAGTTAAGGAGTTTTCACAATGTACGCACTCATTCAAAACGGGGCAGTGATCCAGTTCCCGTACACCGTCGATCAACTAAAGCAAGACAACCCGCAGACCAGCTTCCCTGCATCCATGACACCCGAGACGCTGGCAGGCTTTGGCATGGTTCCCGTGGTCAGCACGGGCTATCAGTTCGACCCAGCCTCTGAAGTCGCAGAGCCGAATGGCTGCACTTACAACGCTGACAAGCAACGCTGGGAAACCGCATGGACAGCACGTCCTAAGACTGCGGAGGAATTGCAAGCAGACACAGCCAAGCTGCAACAGGCCATCGTGGCAGCAACACAGCAACGCCTCGATGACTTCGCCCGCACCCGCAACTACGACGGCATCCTATCGCTCTGCACCTACGCAACCAGTACGGTGCCAAAGTTTGCCACCGAGGGTCAGTACGCGGTTGAAGCTCGGGATGCTACCTGGGCCAAGTTGTATTCAATTCTTGATGAAGTGAATGCAGGTACTCGGCCTATTACTTCTGGCTTCTCTGCTATTGAATCAGAACTTCCTGTG